CTTGCACGGTGTAGTTTCTGACAGTCGCATAACTCTGCGCAGATTCCACTGTAGCATTAGCCGATGCCGCGTACGGAGAGCCAGGATTCTGCCGAGGCCGTAAGCTAAACGTAACTTCCGGCGTATTTGGTGCAGACGTGCTTGACCCATCAAACGTGATGTCAGGGATCATACGCCACACAAATCCAAAGTTATACCCGTCGCCAATATCAAAGTCAGATGACTGGATGTACGCATTGATCGGATTGACCGTGCCGTTAATCTCAACATCGTCGTTGCCGTTCTCGTGGTAAACGATAGTATTGCTGTACGTCGCGCCCATCGGATACTCGCGTAGCGGGCTGTCTAACCATGCCGTGCGGCCAAGAGTGCCGTAGTACCAGACCTGATCCAGATAGTTGTAGACGACATACCTGTCTATCACCATGCTGTTTGCAGAACAGTAATACCACCAAATTTCGCTGTACCCTTCATTCGTGCCGGCAAAAAACTGCTCGCTCTGTTCTAAGTTGATGTCACCAAAAACATACTGCCGCAGAGCGCAGGGAAGCGTTTCTACCCGCCCTGTGTACGCATAGAACTTGTCTACACCCATCCAGTATGTGATGTTGTTGGCCGTGGCAACCGCGTTCTGACTGATAATTGAAATGTTGTCAGACAGAATGTTAAAGCCCCAGACATAGGGTGGTCCAAGATACTGCATTGAGAACACCGCCGCGTCCGTAAATACCAATATCTCCTGACGAGTCTGCTGCGCCGCTACGATTTCAGAGCCAGATGACAAACGAAAACTGCCTGCTTGGTTAGTGACGGCAGGCGCCCAGACCGCATAGTTCTCTTGATCTGACCAACGAATCAACATCCGATCTTGCGTTGTCTCGCCGTAATCATTCGCACCAAAGGCAATCACAAACCGTGAAGAATCAGACACCAGAATATTGTTTGCTACCAGCGGGCAACTTGTGTCCGTCTGATACAAACCACTACTGGTGCTGGAAAGAATCGTTGCAGGCGTGTTAAATGTAAGAGTCCCAGATATCGTGTACTCGGGAATCCACATGTACAAAGCACCGCCTCGCGGATTGATGATTAGGTAGTCGCCATAGTTGGCCTCTGACCACAAGCGCAAACGCTGCGTTGTTTCAAACGCAACGGAATCACCCCATCCAGAGAAAGTGTTGGCGTTGTAGACAATTGAACCGTTGGTGTGCGTTGTGGCAATTGTGCCATTCGCGCCGCGTGTAGCGCCCGTAAATGTCGTGGCAGTATTGCCCGAATACACAGCCAATTCCTGATCTATCAGGATGGTGCCAGTAGCGTTGGAAAAGCCCGTGGTGGAAGCTACAGTTATCGTTGTGTTGGAGGCATCTAACGTTGCTGTCAGCGTGGTTTGCTGAGTGCCGGTAACAAAGCCACCCCATAAGCCAGCACCCCATCCAGTCAAGTAACCAAACACTTCTAGGCCAGCATTGATCTGATACTTGGCTGTAACCGTTCCACCGCCGGTCGCAGAAGACGACGCGGCGCTTGCAGCGGTAATTGTGTAACTATTGCTGTTGACGTACGTAATCCGATATTCGCCGTTCAGATCCAATCCGCCAACAGTAGAAGCACCAGAAAATATGACGTAACTTCCGTCAGTGGCGCCATGGTTGGAGTCTGTCACAGTCACCACCCTAGAGCCGCTGGTGGTGGTAAACGGATTGGTCAGGATCGCCGTGTCTCTAATCGGCGTAATGTCGTAATACGCTCCGCCACTCTCGATGTAATACTTCAGGCTCGTTCCTACGCCAAGCAGGTTGTAGCCTCGTATCGTTACCCAGTTCCACAGACTACGTGCGGTACCGTCATAGGTGTTGCTGGAGATCGGCTGCCAGCCGCCTAGCTTCTGTGGATAGCCAGAACGGAAGCGAATCTTGTCACAGTCAAACCAGCCGCCCTCGTTGGCAAGCGTCGTTCCTTCGCGGTTTACACCAGGCCGAAGTTGTAGTTTCTGTAATGGCATTTCTACCCACCTGACTTGTACGGGCGTGTACCCTTTTTGTCGATGATAAGCGCCATCTTTCTCGGCTTGGCTTCTGGCGTGTTCGGGATGCTGACGTGCGTCCACCCACCGCCGCGCACCGGGTCAGAAAACTCACGGATCACCTGATCAAATGGCAACGTAGAAGCAATGATACGCTTTACTACCTGATCTGGGATCATCCCCGACACACGAATATCTGCCGCTGTACCGTGACAGTGCTGACTTGTCTTTGATCCACGGATTGCTGTGTTTACCTCTGGACTGCGGTAGGCCGAGTTGATGCTGATCGGCTTGCCCAGCAGCGCCCGCAGAGATTCCAAGAACACTGCGAGCCGCTTGAGGTTCTTCAGGTGTTCGTTCTGCGGAGTATTGTCTAACCCATGTCGCGCCGCATAGTCGCTGACGGTCATTTCCTCCAGCGTGAAGTTCGGCGAGAGCTTCATTTTTTCAGCAACTCCTTGGTCTTGTCCTTGCTGCTCTGGCTAGAACCAAAGAAGAAGTTCAGGATGGTAGCTACCACCGTACCAAGGATGAAGCCAAGAACCACATCTACAAACCGGATGTTCTTTTCCGGGATCTCTGCAACGGTAATCAGGACGATATAGCTCGTGGCAAACAATGACCAGAACCCAGCAAACAGGTACACAAACCTGCGTACCAAAGGATCAGCATTCTCCATGGCTTTTTCCTGCATCTCCCGCGCATCCTGCGTGTTCTTCAAATCCAGTTCTGCCATGAACTCTGCATGTTTCATGGCCGCCATCTGGATTTCTGCCAGCTTGGTGTCATCCAGCACACCGTTCTCGTTAGGCTCTAGCTTGATGCCGAGCTTCTCCTCGACATGATCCAAGCCCTGCTCAAGCACAGAGTCGGCCACCTTCTGTAGCCCTGCGCCCGCGAGCTGCGTCAAGATCGGTGCAAGTAATGGCAACATCATTTACTCCCAGCAGTAACCATGTCGTCGCCCTTGCGGACTGTCACCCTGCCGTCTTCAACGTCTACGCGCATCGGGGCTTCCTGACGATCAAGCTTGTCTAGCTTGTCGATCAGTTGCTTCATGACTTCAAACTCAGGCTTGTCCTGTTTGGGCGTCGCGCCGGCGATACCATTCAACATGGAGATCAGCGCGGTCAGCGCAGCACCCAAAAGACCCATCACAGCAGCAATCTTGTTCTCTTCCAAGAACACACTTGCCACCACACCAATAACGACAATAGACGTAATGTAGGCTAGGCCATGTTTGCCAATAGCCTTGCCTGCTACCTCTTTGGCCGTACTCTGCGCCTCAAGCCGATTCAATTCGGCGGCAGCCTGTGCCTTGAAAACAGCTAAGTCTTTGTCGTCCATGGTTTACCTCAAGCAGCTTGTTGTGCTACCCACGATGTCGTGGCTTCGTCCCATGAGTATTTCTGGCCATCAGTCGGCATATCTACCGGCGCTTTCCATTGGCAAGTAGCCTCGTCCAACACCCAACTTGCAAACGTCTTGGGCGGGATGAACGCATCACGCTGCTCGTCATAGGTGTAGCCGATACCAGCGTAGTTCTTGCGAATGTTGTTGTTGTAGCTAGTTTGCTTCCAAACGCCACCCAACAGCCGCTCACAGAACGCAGCGCCGATGTACTCTTTTTCTACGCCGTCGGCATCAGATGTATCTCGGTTGTCAACGACGATCACCTGTTCGACCACGTTGCCGGGGCCAAGTTTTGCAAAGTGCGCCATCAATCTTCTCCTAGTTGCAATCCAGTTAAGTTCTCATCGACACCTATGTGTCCCTTGAGAAAAGTGTTAAACGCGATACTCACGCGGGTTTCATTCCCAACCTTCGTCTCGACCATGTGTTCTAGGTGCGATGGAAACAGGATCAGATCTCCTGCGCCCACCTCGAACCACCAGCTCTCCGAGTTCCAGTGATTCCATGTGGCCGGCTGTACCTTGATCCGCTCGTAGCCGCTCTTGTAGAAATAGATCTTGTCTACCGACCGATCGGCCTGCGGATAGAACACGCCAGAAATGAAGCTGTTTGGGTGTGCGTGCTTGTGGTGGTACTGCCCAGGATCTGTGTAGTTTGCCCATGACTGTGTGACGTATAGCGCTACATCCCCTTTAGGGTTATGTACCGTCTTGAAGTAGTCCACCATCGCGTCTTCGATAAACTCACGAATGTCCGTCAGTTCTTTGCTCTTCAAGAGCATACGGTCAGAACTGGTAGTGTTGCCTTGATTGGCGTATTTGTCTTGGCCGAGGATGAAGCTCAATTCTTTCTCGGTCAGATCTCGCCCCAAACGGGCAAAGCCAATGGGCAACGGAAAAAGATTGTGGACATTCATCCGTTCACCGCATTTTCCAACTCGCTCTGGCGGCCAAGGAGTTCAGACCTTTGCTCTTCCGTCCAGATGGTATTGATGCTGTCCTCAAAAGCACGAATCTTCTCCATGGTGTCATACACCTCCTCCATGCTTGGACAAGGACGGGAGTCTTCCCAACGACTAAAATAA